CCAGTAATTTCAACTATTTCTTGACCAGATGAATTAGTAGGGTCATGAATATACAATTTGTTATTTGTATAGTCATACCCTAATTCATATGATGAAATATCGCTAGTATCTGGTGCACCAGACCCACGTCTAATTTTTACCTTATTATAGCTCAATTAAATCTCCTATTAAGACCAAGTATCGCAATCTATAGTTGAAGATACAAGGTTTGTACTTAAATCTCCCAATGAAAAGTTATTAGTACCACTCGTATCTACTACTCCAGTTCCTTCGTGTGGAGCTAATGTTAAACTATCATAAAACTTCCAAACTCCAGTTCCATCTGAAGCATCTCTGAATAAACCAGAATACTTTGTACCAGACTCGACATATTTACCATAGAATCCTATATCAGAAGCATCAGCAGAGTTATCTTTAGCTAATGCTATTGATACATCGCCTACTTCTACTACACTAGAATTTACTGTAGTAGTTGAACCAGTTACAGTTAAATTACCACCAATAGATATATTCCCAGTGGTTGTAAGATTTCTAATTGCAGCTATATCTTTATTTGCATCTACAACCAGAGCTTTTGAAGCAACTGCATTACCTGCAGCTACTGCAATTTGGTTTATTTGAGCGGTTGTTGCAGTAACGCCGTCTAACTTATTAAGTTCTGTTGTATCTAAAGTAGCTCCATCTAATATATTTAATTCTGCTGCAGTAGATGTAGTAGCTAAAGTAACTACTCCACTTGTTGCATTAAAATCAGCATTATCAAAAGCTGCTAAACCTTTAGTAGAACCATCGTCATCTGCATCAGGTATTGCATTAATAATGTTTGTTTGAATATCCACAATAAATCCTGCATTACTACTGTCTTTACCACCGATAAATAATTTACCTGCAGAACCATTGTTATTTAGCCAACCTAATTCTCCATAAGCTAGCTGCGCACTTCCCCCAGTTCCAGAGGGAGCTGTAGTGCCATCATAAGCACTTTTTTTAATCTGTATTACATTTGCCATTTTTTTCTCCTATGAGACTAAAAGTCTCCTCCGTATATGTTTTCATTTTGCAACAGCACTTCCGAATCTGTTACACTGAATGTTACTGTATCTCCCGATACAGATGTTGTTATCCCTGTCCCCCCTGTTAGGGTTAAAGTCTCTCCTTCAGTAATTTGACTATTACCACTATCAGCTGCTGCTGTAAAGCTAGTAAAGCTACTTCCTAAGGTATTTTTATTGATAGTTACCTGTGATTGCTTTTTATCGATAACCACTTTTCTATCGCTTTTTTGAACTACTACTGTCATCTAGAAACTCCTTCTATTACGGTTACAGTTCCTTCTAAATCTCTATGCCATTTATTAGCTGAATCTTTTCTATACAAATCGTATACATAAGATGTGTTTGTTAGTGCTAATGTATTGGCTGCAGTCAATTTTAACGCAACTCTTCCAGAATCTCCTGGATCACTACTACCACTATGTGCTGCATCTCCTGATACTGTAGCTAATTTAGTTGTTGTAAAAACAGCTGCCTCAGTACTTACTTCAGGAGATCGTTTAATCTTTGCTAAAAAATGAGGAGCTGTAGTGCTAGAGCCATCGTTATATCCAGATAAATCAATTTCTGCACCTGCTGCATCTTTTAACTGTATTTCTAGACTAAAATCAACCCCTTGTTCTATCTCAATATTATGCTTTGCTGCTGCCATATTTTCTCCTACATAGGATGTTGTCTAATTGCATAGTTAGACCCATCTCTTCCTTGATTTTTAAATCTTTTTGCCATCATAACACATTCTTTGTATTCTGCTTTGTAATATAAAGCTGTTTTCGGATTACCTCTTTGAGCATGAAGCTGTTCTAATACTCTATACATAATTCCATCGTGGAATTGATTAGGGTAAGAAGGAGTTGAAGTTAAAGTAGTTCCAAACTTTGTTCCTTTTTTCTTGTAATGAATTGTAATTTTATACCCACTATCAATCTCAGAAGTTACTAAAGATGTAATCTTATCTTCAGTAAAATCCCATTTACCTACTAATATCTTATTATCACGTATTGCATAGACTAATTCGTCTGTTGGCCAATCAAATTTACTTGCTAATGTCATTATATATCCCAATCCGTATCTGTTATATGTCCTAAAATTCTTTTTACTTGTTTACCATAGCCTTCTGCTCCGTAATCTACTCGTGTAATTTCTAGCACATCATCTGCAACTAAATCGGTTGCTCCTGATTCTACTTTAAAGTCTGATAAGTCATATCTTCTTTTATTTGCAGTTGGAGATACGTCAGCAAAAGAAGTAAGTAGTCCTGGTACTTCGCTATCAAATTTATCCATAGCTCTATTTAACATAGTTCTAATTTGAGTTTCTCCTACCTGAGGAAACTCTTGTTGTATAATTTCTATCATTTCTTTTTGTGTCATTAGTCCTCTCCTCTTTTACCAGATGAACCTATAAATGTTGCTAAAGCTGTTTGATATTCAGCTTGCAATAATTGTAAGTCTTGTAATTTTAAATTATGCTCTTCTGTATCGTCTTGATACTCATTCAATTCTGACAATCTTGCTTTTATTGAAGTCTTCAATATTATTAAATGCTCTATTTCATCGGGAGCTCCAACAAAATTAGATAAATCATTATCGAATGTTATTGTTGGATAATTAACGTGTTCAACATCTGCTCCTGTGCCACTTTTTGGAGGCAAGACAAAAACTTCTCCACCCTTTTTGTAATATACTGGACTTTGAACTGTAGCCTCATAAATAGAACCACTATCACTTAAATACCTTGCCTTATCGGAAAATGGCACTTCTGTAGCCGTATATCCATTTCTAGATACACTTAGTATTCTAGCAGAGGTTATTTCAGCTCCAGCTCCATTGTTATCTGATGTTACGGTGCTCATGCTCCACAACATCTCTATAGGAAGTACATTTATAATCTCTTTTGCTGCGTCAGTTGCAAATTGCCCTATTGCTACATTATCTACAGTAATATCCTGTAATAAATCTTTAATCCTTGTTTTTACGCTACTATCAGCCATTTTCTTTTCCTTTTTATGAGGGGGCTATTGCTAACCCCCTCAGTTCAACTATTATGTATTAAAGTTCAAAATAGCGTGAGTTTCTGATAAAGAAACCTCAAGACCTGCTTCTGTAAGAATCATGTCTTGTCTACCATCGGTAGCATTGCCTTGAATATTAGTCATAATATGAGTGTCTCTGTTAACACCATTACCAACTAGTGGTCTATAAGCGACATTCTTTAGATCAATCACAATAGCGTGATTAGCCCAAGGGCCTCTTAATAGTGGTTCCATAACAAAGTTTAAAGTACCATATAAAGTACTAACTTTAGTTACTTGAACTCCCTGGAACATTCCAGCGTCTTTACTTACTTGTACACCATAGTGAGATGATGAATTTGCATCACCGCTAGCCATAGTATTTCCTAAGAAAGAACTACCACCTAGTTTGTTAAGCCAGTTCATAATTGCACGTGAAGCTAAAACAAGCTTTGAACCACCTGCTCCAGATTCTGCGTCAAATAAGTCTGACATTGCATCTACGAAATCATCGTAACCTGAACTTGCATAAGTAAAGTTTTTAATTTTACCATGAATTTCAGTGTAAGGTAAGATACCCCATGTTTTACGTTCTGATGCAGTAGTTCCTGCAGCAGCATCATCTGATAATCCGTAACCGAATAATAGAGCGTTTTCAATGTCCATCTTATGTTCCATAAGTTTTTCCTTGTAAACTCTCATGTATTCGTTAGAGTCTCCACGATAACGTGTAGCTAAAGCTGTACCAGAAAATAGAGGTACTGCAGTCTTAAAGATTTGACAGTATCCTTCTTCTGAGTAAAACTCATCTCTAAACCCTAATGGTGCATCTGTTCCTTCAGCCCATGCTGAACCAATTACTTGGCCTACTGCATTTTGTGCAAACTGTAAAGTATCACTAGCATCAGCAGTTACAACACCCTTAGGACTTGAGTCTGCGTCAGGTTTGTATAACATTTTAATAAATGTTGCTGTTGAGATATCTTTACGTGCTGCTGTATCGTTTGTTCCGACCATTGTTGCAATTTTGTAATATACTATTACTGGAATTGCACTACCAGAGCCATCCACTTTAAATTGTCCTTCTACGGCTATCACTTGACCAGGTGTTAAAAATTCTGGTGCTGTGTTAGTGTCAACCACTCTTCCGTACTTATCATAATCACAAGTTAGATAGAATGCCCAGTTGTCAGCAATATTTAATGAAGCGTCATTAGAGCTCCAAGTTTTTGCTGTAACAGCTGTTTCTACTTTAAAGTTTCTACGTTGCCATTGGTGTCTTTTTTCCAAAAATTTGAAAACAGGGTCATCAGTTGGCTTTTTAGCTACTTTTGATAAATACGCAAAGAAAGGTGAACTAGCTGGATTTAACTCTGCGACTCTTTCACCGAAGTTAAAGACTCGTCTTCTGTCATCAATGCTAACCTGTCCCGCTGGGGAAGCTGCACCGATTGATTGTGAGTATACTTCATTCGCCATTTTTATTCTCCTTTATTAGAATATATTTGTTTTATTAAAATCATCAACCATAGCGTCCATCATGACATCTTCAGTTGATTTGTTAGGCGACTGCACACTTTGGCCTTGCTGAACTCCTATTGGCTTAGGAATGCTGAGTTTCTCACTTCTTTGTTTCATTTGATTCGCTTTCTGTTGAGCTTGTGGAGCTACCTGTTGTTCCTGTGTAGCTTGCTGTGGGACATTTCCCATGTTCAACTGATGAAGTTTCACCAAGTTATCCAAAGACAATGAATCTGGAGAGCTCATAGATTTGATAAAATCATTTGCTTGTTCTGGTGTGTAGCCATGACGACCTTGCAACTCAGCAAGAGTTTCTTGATGTTGCTGCTTAGCCATTTGCTGCTCTGCCTGAACTTGCAATGCTTTTTGTCTATTCTCATCTTGATTCATTAAGTAATCACTCATACTATCCATATAGTTTTCTTTTTCTGCAACATACTTCGCAGAAACACTATCTGGATCAGCAAGAGCTTCGGAATAATCATAATCCGCTGGTTTCACTGGTTTAGTAGGTTTAACTAAAGTAGGTTCCTTAGTTTCCTCTTCGACCTTAACAGATTGTTGTTTTAAAGCTTCCATTTCAACTTTTAAAGCTTCTACTTCGGCTTTGTTTTTATCTGCTTGTGATTGCCAGTATTGAAATTGACTATCATTATCCTTTGCTTCAACATTATCAGAAGTACTTAAAGGTTCATCTTGGACAAATTCGTCTTCTCTTGCTTCTACTTCCTCTTGTACGAAAGGGTCGTTATTTGCAAGGTTAAAGACGTCATCAAAGATGTCTTCTTGAGTAGGGGTCGAATCTGCAATCTGTTCTTGCCCTTGCTCCTCTAATGTATTGCTATCTATTTGGTTATCCATTTTATTCTCCTATGTTAACTCTCATCTTCATCAAAGATATTGTCTGGTCCTTCCTTTGGAGCTTCCGAGTTCATTAACTGTTTTTGTTGATCTCCTAATCTAGCTTGGAATAAGCTAGATGCCATATCAGCTCTATTAGACACCTTATCTAATGTTGAGCTAAACTTTTCAACCTCAAGACGTTTCTTAGCATGAACCGCTTCTCTATCTGCAGTTTGCAAGTCGCCTCGAACTTTCTTCAATTCTTGTTCTAATTGTTGATTCTGAGCTTGTAGTTGTTGCATTTGACCTGAACGCTCTAACACACCTTCTATATCTACTATCTCAGATTTCTTCAATACTTCTACTTGGTCTATTAATCCCATCTTGTACATTTCCATATAGTTATTTAATAGTGCCATTCTATTTGTTGGCAATGTAGACCCAGAAACAACAACGATATCATATGAACCAGCAGATACATCGTGGAATTTAGCAACATCTCCATTGGTATCTTCTGCATAGAAATTAAATCGTTCTTCTTTTTCTGTTCCATTAGGTTGTACAAGTCTTATAACCTTTTCTTCTGTATATAGTTGCTGCATTAAAGGAATAGCAACTTTTCCAAGTTGATTCAATGCATCTTCTATGTCGTCTCTACGAGACTTAATTCTTCTTTGTCCAAACTCATCTACAACTATTGTTCCTCTATAAGTAGATGGTGCTCCTTTACCCCCGCCTTGCATCAACTCATAAATTCCAAACCCATATTCTAAGTCAGATTTTGCGTCTGCTTCATTTTTATATAATTCATTAGGCAATGGAACTGGTCCTGCTACAATAGGTGCTCCTAATTCAGCATCAAACTCAATAACAGCCGTTCCTGCTCTACCCCACTCTTCTTCAATTTGTCTTTTATCTACCGAACCTCTAGGTATTAATAGCTTTACATTAGTACTAGAACTAGCATGAGATATAATTAAAGAACGAATCTTGTTAATATACTCTTGTAGAGGTCTATAAAGACGTACATCCGATTCTGGATAAGGCGTACGTAAGTGAACATTCATTATAGGAACAATAGGATAGTCTTCACAAGGTAATATTCTATGATATAATAAAGAATCTCCTACACTTGCAACCATCTTAATTCTAGGAACATCTACTTCATTAGACATTATCTGTTCTAAACCTATCAATTCTTCTGCAGTTGTAGGTAAGATTGCAGTTGTAGTCCCAGGAATACCATTTTCATCTTCTTGACCTGGAACTCTTACTGGTTCTTGAGGTACGGGTTGTCCTGTTTGAGGGTCTAATTGCATTGGAGGCATTGCTAAATGAAAAAGAGCTCCTTCTTCTTGTAATGTGTTCATTAAATCTTCGACAGCTTCAGGCTGCCATATAATTGTTTCTTCTCCAGTTACTTTTCTCAATCTTACATATAAACTTTGCTTATATTGTTCGTACTCATCTACGTCATAGACATACTCTCTATTTGCAAATGGTTCAAATACGTTGTAATACTGGTGAATTTCTCTTGTATAACGCTCTAAATATCTTCTTACTGTGTGAGCTCTATCTTCTACGTCTCCAGGGAATGTTTGACTAGACTGCTTACTAAGGCTAGTAGAAGGATAGTCGTCAGAAGCTTCTGGCTCTTCAGCTGCATTAGCTATAATATCTGAATATTCTGGATAAACTTGTTCTGCGTGCTCGTCTGTCATATACTGAGCATAAATAATGTGTGCTGCATCTCTACAGAATTTATCTTTAGAGTTAGGGTCTATGTATAAATTCAATGGATCACAGGCTTTTATCATAACTTCGCCTTTTCCAAGGTCTGCATCAGGGTCTTGATACACTTGCATTACTCCCATACCACCTACGTAGTAATCGTCTATAGCTTGTTTTAATTCTAAATCTCCCTGTGATATTTCCCACATATATTGAAATAGGTCTGAAAATACTTTTGCAGTACGTCTGTCTGAGTCTTCTCTACCAGTTGAGCGAAATTGAGGAGAGTTATATGTTAGTAAAGACTTGGCTGTTTCTACGATAGGGTGAATACGATTTACAACAATAGGAGCTTGACCTTTAGCTTCAAGCATTTCTTGCTGCTCTTTTGTCCATTGAGCTCCAGACCTAAATTCTATTGCTTCTTGAAACTTCTGAGCCCAAGTGTCTCTTGATGTATTGTATTGAGTCCAAAGTTCTTTAGATTCCTGAACTTCTTTGTTGATTTCTCTAACTTCGGGATTTTGAGTTTTATGGTCAAAGACTAATTTTAAGTCTTCTTTATTCTGCTTTCTCTTTTTTGCCGAGTTTCGGTTTAAATTTGCCATGCCTTTTATTTACCTTTGTATAGTTAGTAGGTACTTCTATTTCATTTATATTATCCATTTTATCTATAAATTCATCAAAGTCCATAGCATATTTACTCATATTTATTGTTTTTGCCATAAAAATCGTACTCATATTCTATAACAAATTTTTAATGAAAGTCAAGGATTATTTTAAATAAGTTTCCAATCGACTATTTTTCTATAAAAAGGAGTATCTTCTTTTTGTTCCTTTTCAATCTTATCGTGGGTAGGTTTGTATGCATTTTTATTTGCATAGAATAGTCCGTCTAGCAAGTCGTCATTCTTTCCTCTAGGGTATAACATCAACTCGTCTTCTAGTTCCGTCATATTTTTTTTCATATAAACTTTTTTATTAGCAAAGAGAGGTTGTAGACTTTCTAAACGATACGATTTCGATGTTCTTGGGTTTTCTTTAATCTCAAGCCCTGGTATGAAAAGCTTTAACTTTTCAGCTTGTTCTTTAATGTATTGTCTTAACATCTCCTGATAACCAACAGACTCAATTCTAGTCTTAGTGCTTTTATATAATTTAAAATTTTCTATAATATTATCTGCAAGATCAAGAGGATTAGCTCTTTTTCTATAATAAGGAAGGCAAAAACGATTATTGTCTTCGTCTATAGCTATATTGAATATAACAGAATAGTCTGCTGTTTTCTTTGTACTACTAGCAGGGTCGACACCAGTAAATACATTTACAGGTCTAACCTCAGTAACTTCCTCACCATTAATGTTCGTCAGTACGAGGTTCGACAACCCTGCCCTGTCTGTTTCAATGTATCCGTCATACCATTGAAAATCTTCAGGTCTGAATAAGTTATCCTCGTCCCCTACAATTTGACATAAGTATTCTCTATAAAATACAGATAGTCTATTAATACTATCTAACTCTTTCTTTTTTTGCTCTAATTTATCTATAGGCCACACCTCATCCCATAATGGAATCTTTTCTTCTAGGTTAGGTCTAAACTCTAAATTGCTCCACCCATCCATATCTTTCAAGGTTTCTACTAAGCAGCGTTGATGTTGGGGAGTACCGATAACACATATCTTCCCACGAAGGGGGTCCAGGGATGGAACACCAGATTGTAGTAGCCAACGAAGATTAAACTCCATAGCTTCTGCAGTCTTTGTATTGACTTCATCTTCTGGGTCATCCAGAATAAGTAATGTTGGTCTTTGGTTTCCATGTTTGATTCCACGTAATTGTTGCCCTGTTCCTTTACATATAACGATAGAACCGTCTTTTAATTCTATCTCATTGTTACTCCATTTCCTTGCTGAATGCTGTCCCCAGTACCCAAAAAAATATCTAAACTCTTTAGAGTAGTCTAGCACGTCTTTTATCGTACCTAATAATTTAGTAGCATGGGATTGTGTACGAGATACTAATACAATTACCTTTACACCTTCATCAAACATTAAATGAAAAAGAGGATATACACCAGCAACAACAGAACTCTTAGCGTGTCCTCTAGGAGCAATGATGTTGATTTGTTTTATACTGTTATCCTGGAGCGTTTCGGTAATAGTATAATGAAACTTAGGAGATTCAGAGCTGAACATATTAGGCATAACCATTCTTCCGAACAATAGCATGTCCTCTTGCATCTTACGCATAATCTCTCTTTTATCGCTCATTTTTTTCTTTCTTTAAGTATACGCATTGATTCTACATTTATACCTTGATCATTCGCAACTGCGTACAACGTATTTAGAAAAATTGTCAATTTCTCTTTGTCCCTATGCTTTACTACTAGTATCTTTTCCATCCTCTACTTCCTGTACCTTTGTGGCAGTTAATTTCTTCTTTTGCTTTTCAAAGTTGTCTTGTATTTGATGTGTGATGTCTAATTCTAGTGTATCTGTCTGTGTTTTAGATTTTGGCTTCATATCTAAGAAATCGCCTAACTCTTTAGCAGCACGAATCATATTACCGCTATCTTCTTTCACTTTAGCTACCTCGATAGCGTCTTTCATCGTATCTAGCACAAATCCTTCATCAATTCCACGTTCATCTAAGACTTCTTTCATCTTATCCTTAATCATTTGCTTCATTCCTTTAGTTTTTAATAATCTTTTTACGCTCCATACAGGTTCTTTATGGTCTGGCCTATACATTTGCCCTAGTTTGTAGAAATCTGGCGTTTTTCCTGCCATTACGTACGTTATATAAGCATCTAGTACATTAGTTGTTCTACTTCTTTGCAGTTCTTGTTCCATATAGCTCTTTTTTGACACTGAACCATAGCTTTGAGTCTGATAATGGGGTATAAACTCTAGCTTAGACCTCTTTGTAACCCATTGTTTACCATATGGGAAGACCATTTCCGTCCCTTTTGCGTATTCATTCCTTGCTATACACTCTGCAACGTATCCGTCATCAGATAATCCCCAGTCTCCTGGCCTACAATCCTTCCACCACACTGTTTTCTTAGAGCAATCACTCTCTTTGTACACAGGGTAGTCTACAGGCTTGTAATTATTTATCTTCAGCTTTCTCGTGATTAGCGTCATCTTTGATTTCTTCTTCTTTTTTGTCATATTTGTTCTTTAAATAGTCTTTAAACTCTTCTGTATCCTCTTTGAATGTGATGTAGTCGTCTGTCAACATATCTGCTGTGTATACATGTTGTTTCATCTGACCTATCTCCATAGCTAGGCTCTGTATGGTTGCCATCATTTCCTTATATGTTAACTTTGTTCTCTTTTTAGTACTCATTATTTCTCCTCTACTTAGTCTATATAGACTAACTTACTTAACTAAATATATAATACTTAGTATCTATGATACTAAGTATGTAGTCTATATAGACTTCATCTATATAGACTTAGTATATAATAAAACACAACATCAATTCTTTTCAGGAGAATCACCATTTTTTATTTCCTCTTTAGTAGTAGCAATCTCTATCTGAGCTATAACATAGTCATGCATACTTAAAACAGTTTCATCTACTTCGTCCATCATGACTTTGATCCATTTCTTCTTTTCTTTGTCATAATATTCCAAATTATGTTGTTTGTGTTTTTTTACCATTACCCTAATATAAGTCCTTTTTAAAAAAAATCCTAAAAAATTATTGTAGAATGCGTGCACTTGGTAATATAACAATCTACCCCCCTTCATATTTGGACACCCTTTGTCTTTTTAGTTGAAATTTATTGGCTAGGTTGAGTCTTACTAGACATTAAGTTAAAAACCTAGTGATTAAGGGACTAGACAGTCTACTTTTAATCCCCACCTGAATAGGGATATTGATTAGGGATAAGGTATATAGGTATGACGTTTGTATTAATCTTTATATAATACACAGCACTTGTATTAATGTTAAAACCTTTTTTGTCTTGTTGGTGTGGCTTGTTGATAGTCACCATATTGGTTAGGAGTTGTTATGTGGTTTAGATTTCGTGAGTTGTATCGTTTCCTTGGCACATCATATTTTTGGGCAGTATTCCATTGCCCTGATAGTGAGCCATTGCATTTTGATAAAGACGGTTGTCCTTGTTGTAGGGACTTCTTTCGTTTGTAGTTTATTGGTATTTGGGCTCTAGTGATAGGGCTCAAATATTTTTTCTTTTTGGTGTGTTATCAGAGTCTAACCCTCTTGTAATAACTTCATACACGACATAGTGTGCTCAATATAGCAATATATAGGAGCGGACACGGTGCATAGTAGTTGGAACACACCAAAAGATTAGAAATACCTATATTGCGTATTGGCAGGACTAGACGCATTAACCCTTAAAAGATACAGACGTGGATTTAAAGTAAAAAGTCTTTGTAAAGAACAAAGATAGAGCGTAACAGCCAATGAAAGCCAAAGGGATAGGTATGTAAGGATTTTGTTTTTTTGATTTAGTTAAAATGATAAAGGAGAAAATAATGGATAAGATTATTGAAAAGTATTTGGATTATTGTTGTGAAATAGCCTGTAATTTAGAATTAATGAAATATGATGATTGGGAAGAAGAAAGATTTATTAATGAAATGAATTTTAAAGATTCTTTAAGTGAAAAAGAAATAAAGGATATACTGAGTTTAAGAGAAAGATTTAATAGTATATCCTTTATAGAAAGATTAAAGGATAGTTTAGAAGAAGAAGAAAGGTTATTGTATGAAATATATAAAGAGATAACTGATTAAGTAATTTTAAAAATTGGCTTATACTAGAGTAATTGTATAAGCCAATTTTTTTTAAAGACATAGGTAGTAATAAAATCTCCTCTTCACGTGGGTTCCCTGCCCACGAGTCAATCGTAGATTTAATTACACGCTTATATTTAGATTAAGTATAAGTGACTTTGTCTTGATGAATAATTAAAAGATTAGGGCAAGAGAAAAATAAACACAAGACGGTTGAAAAGTGTCCATATCACTTCTGAAAAGATATAGTGATTCACTCTTGCTCTAATAAACATAAAGGAAAAATAAAATGAATCTAATTCAAATATTAAAAGAAAAAGAAAGTATAAGTGATGACGTATTAATTCAAACATCAATACTATACGTATTAAGAGTAATGGAATATGAACAACATAACGTTCCAATAGACCTAGATATAATTGATTATCTTGACCACCACCAAAAAGAGTGGTTATTTGAGAATAATACAAAGTATGTAGGAAATACTCCTAATGAACAAGACATAATTTATTGCAGAAATGCAGTAAAAAAGCATTATAAAGAAAGAGAAGAGCGAAGATTCAAACAGAAAGAAGATGATTTGCCTTTCTAGTGATGACAATAAACTAGAGCCTTAATGATAAAGATTAAGGCTTTTGTCTTTTTGCTTTTTTTTAAATAATAAATATAAAGGAGTAATTATGTATACAATTACATTTAATGGAGAACCAACTCCATTTGTTTACAATGCCTCTAATGCTTTTGTTGCATTACAAAGATTTAGAGCAACCCATAGATATGTTGTTAATAGCAATATTATATTGGGAGCAATAAAGGGAACGCAATAATGCGTTGCCCTATCATATATAAATCAGATTTAGTATCATATGTGCATAGTCTAAATAAAAAAGTGCCTATCACTAAAATACGTGCTATGAAAATTAGTCAATTAAAAGCAATATGGTATTCAAAGAATCAAAGATTTTAAAGTCAAAGGGATTAAGTAGTTCTTTTCAAGGGCTTAAAACTTAATCTCAAAGACTTTTTTCTTTGTAGTTTTTTTTATTTTAACATAACATAAATAGGAGATAATATAATGAAAGTATATTACCAATTAGTAGACAATAACGACCAATCCCTAACATCAACTCAAGCAGACGTGGAAAGCAAATTATTTGCAACTGCAAAACTTGAAAAGGGAGAGACTGAATTTGATATGGAGAGTTTAAAATCTCAAGCAACTGCAAAAGCAGAGCAAATTCAGAAAGCAAGTAACTTATCAAGACCTTTTGAACTTAAATCAGAGTATGAAAGTCAAAAAGGAAATCGTGGGTTATTTTTCGTAGTTCCTGATATAATTTAAGGGAATTTTAGAGAGTGGGAGAGCATATCTCCCACACCCTCTTTTTTTTAATTGTGTAGGCTCTGCCTACATAGTTTTTATTGTAGAATATAACATTTAGATATGAACGATAGTTCAAAGAAAAGGGTTCAATTCCCACGCATTGGTTGCATAAATGTTATATTCTGCGATAATCAAATCCAAACTCCTAAACAAACAAACATATTCGTGTTAAAATGTTTTTATCTTTAGGAGTTTTTTATTTAAGAATATCTCATTCTTTGGTTTCGCTAACCATTGTTTGAGGTAGGTTATTAAAACCTGTGAATAAAGCACGCTAGTGGTCGTGTGCTACAAATTCAGGTAGAATAATTACTGGTTACAGATTGGGACTGCTATAAGTATAGAACCAAGCCAAAAGGCAATTATTCGTAGTATGATGGGAAACCCACTATATGAAAAAGGTGGTTAGTAGCACGATTATTGTAAGCATAGTCAACAAGGTCAACACAGTAGAGCCTTGCTATGCAATATATAATGTATCAACGATTTAGGAGTAGGAATACTCAATTCAAACTAAACAGCGATATGTCTGATAGGGCTATATATTCAGTAATGCTTCACTTGCACTTGCAAAGCAAGAGTAGGAGCAAATAAATCAACATACTTGAGAGTGAGCCAAATCTCTCTAATAATCATTCTTAAAAGCAAAATGCAGTAGATCGGTCAGACGATTTATTGTATTTTGCAAAGTTATTGTGTAGGCTTCGCCTACATAGTTTTTGACGTATAAGGCTTTGCCTTATGTTTAAATAATAAAGGAGATATAAAAATGAAAGAAGAAAGAGACACATCGGGTGTTTATGAATATAATGGATTAAATAATACAATGGATAACAAACATTGTATATTTTACGAAGAACTTAATTACCTGATAGAAAATTGCGGAGAAAATGGTCTGAATGTTTTAATGGAAAAGTTAATAAAAGTTAAAGAAGAACTAGATGTACCTGCAATAGTAAGTATATTAATTACAGTAAAAGGAAAATAAAAATGAGCGATAATAAAATGTATGAGAAATATCCAATGCCTCACATACCTACAAAAGAAGAAATTGAAGATACTCAAACAAATCAAGAGTATGTAATAAGAACTATGAACGATTGGAAAAAGAAATCAGCACAAGATTTAGATAGATTTCTTGAAGAAAAGTTAGAGAACTATGTAGGAGAAATGTTTTGGCTGCAAAATGCAGGTAAAATACTTATTACATCAAATGGAGATATTGATGAAATAACTATGCAAGGAGAATTTAACGAAGAAATTGATATAGTTAAAGAATGGATACGAGAATGGAAGAGTGGCGGTAAACTTGAACAAGATTCAATTAATAAAGGAGCAAAACAATGAATGAAAGTAAAAAGAGCCTAAGACCAAGTTCTAATGACCCAGCATATTGCAGGGGATTGTCTAGAAAAGATTACAATGTTGCAATGCAAATGATAAAACGTAATCTTGTAACAGATAAAGAACTTGTTGAAGCTGGTAAAATGTTACCACCAGGGCCAAAAGGTAGACCAGTTAGTGAAGCATTTAAGTGGTTTATGGAAGTAAAACAAAAAGGAGAATAGAAATGAAATATAAGTCATATCTATCGCTATTGGGTTTATTATTTGCAGCGTATCTAGTATTTATGCTAGTATCTTGCAATAATGAATTGCCAGAGCAAACACAAACATCTAGTTATCACAAGAATGTGAAAGAACTAGAAAAAGAGTTGACAGACGAACACACTACATTACCTGAACTAACAGAAGAGGAAACTCAAGAGTTAGAAGAGGTAATTAAGGAAAGTCGTATGGAAGCCAAAGAAGAGGTTGAAAAACAATCTGTAGAACAAATGAGAGATGAAGTTCATCAGATTTTAGACGAAATCATAGAAGAAGATAGCACAGTAGTAATATCATTTAATATGGAAGTCCAAAACCCTCTTATAAATTAATAAAATTGGATACTATTCTTATACTTCATTTACCCGAAGTTAGTAACCCATATCAATTATAGTATCCAAACTTGTAAAAAGGGAACAAAAATCCTTATCAATCAAATAATATCTCGTTTTTTTGATATTTTTTTTCGCACATTGAGTTTAGAGTATCGCTCTAAGCAAAAGATAAGTTGATAGTTCCCTTTTTCAATACAAAGGAGATAAAAGTGAAAGAAAGAATAACATATATTTGTGGTTGTTGTAATGAAAAAACGACCACAGAAGAGAAATATACTAAATACCCATACAATGTATCAGATTGTATGATATCTTGCGATAAAGAGTCCAATAAGGACTTCCTAACCATAAGAAATCCATTTAGTGGACAAAGTTACAAGTTAACTGGAGTTGAAGAATCAGTATATGCAGTAATTATGGGAAGTCAAATGTTCCCTGGTTATGAAAAAAATCCTGAATTAATAAAAGGGGTTAGAAATGGATTAGACTGGTTCAGAGAAAACAATGCTAAAGCATATATGGTATTATTGGATTAATTATGGCACAAGAAAGTATAACAAACATAATGACTCAAGTATATGAAATATTTGTTGGGGAAAATTACGATGTACAACAAGAGATAGAAAACGATAAAGAATATATTGTAGTATACGACACCTCATCCAGCAATAATGAGCCAATATTAAGAATGTTAAGATCAACCTATGATAAGACAATTCTTGATACTGTGGAGGACATATACCTTGATTATGAAAGCAAATGGAGGTAAATTCTATAATGGAAAATCAAGATAAACATCTCAAAAAATTAACACCAAAAGAACAAAAAGACATTACAAAAAAAGCACAACAATTTATTATGCAAAGAATAAAAGATATTGAAACTATAGAAGGTAGAAAACTAAATATAGAATTAGTATTAATTGAAGAATTGGAATATTACGTTGTTAGGTCTTGGTTAATGGATAAAGGTCAAATGACTTTTGATTTGTTCTATACAAAAATGCGTGTTGACGAAGAGAATAAAGGAGATTAAATATGAAAGATAATAGCACAAAAATGAACGTAATGTCAGATAAAACTATTCAAACAATGGTAGATGGACTTAATACAAAACTAAAGGATATTGAAAGTAAGCATACAGCTAAAACACTCAATGATTTAAGTGGCGTAATATGTATTCCAATCAATCATTATCAAAATATGGAAGACGGATTTGAGCATATAGATTTTGATTTGCTAGAATCTGAATTTCAACAAAAAATGAAAGAGTTAGAAGTTGACCAAGAAATGAGATATGAAGTATGGTCAGATAAGCAAAAAGACTACTCTAACGACAGTAGATAGTATTCATACTATTTACTGGTATATTACCATAGATTCGTAATTCCTGGTTCGTGTTGGGAGGCTACCAGCGGGCAGGTTGATCTATGGTAATTTAATAATAAACATAAAGGAGAGTATATGGAACTGAATAAACAATGTAATAGGTGCGATAGAGTATTTACAGATAATAGCGATGTATGGGATATGGAATTAGATTGGGATAAATATATTCCAGAAGAATGTAGAGTAGTAAATGATATGTGCGACGGTTGTTTTGATAATTGGAATGTTGATTTAGTTGATTATATATGGCATTTAGAAAAAGATATACAAAACAAAATACCACATAAATACTTAGAACCATATATGGAAGTAATAATTTGTATTTTAGAAACAGAAAAAATAAGGAGAACATAAAATGGGAAGATATTATCACGGAGACATAGAAGGAAAGTTTTGGTTTGCAGTTCAATCATCTTGTGATGGCGAATTCTTTGGAATGGAAGAGCAAGACCCTAGTTATATACCTTACTATTCTGATAATTTAGAATTAGCAGAAGAAGGTATAAAAGAATGTAAAAAAGAGTTACGTGGATATTTAGGAAAGATGAATAAATTCTTTAATTCAGTAGACTCATACAACGATACAACGTTAGCAGAAGCATTAAATTTAGAAGGCGATGAGAATGAAGGAAAAAGAAGAAAATTACTTGTCTGGTATGCTAGGCTAACACTAGGAAAGAAAATAGTAGGTGCAATCAAAAAAGATGGTCACTGTTGGTACGAAGCAGAACTTTAGAATTGCCTGTTCGTGGGCAAAAAAGGAAATAAGGAAGTTTAATATTTTAAACTAATCAATGTTATCTTCATAAATAATATACAGATTCACAAAATATTACTTCCTTTTTCTTGAATAATAATAATAATAATAAGGAGATTAAAAATAATGATTAATCAATTAGAGTACATAGTTCACAGATTAATAGGAACAGACGGCAATGAAAATGAATTGCTAGTTAACGTTTCAAATAAATACTACTACATAATGTCAGTAGCTAAGCATTTGGATTTATATTTACAACCTAAAAATGTTGTTCATTCTATCTTAAAACTAATGACTGACAATAATGTAAGCAGAAATGCAGAAAAAATATTTGCAAAAGGAATTCTTCCATCAAGCGTTTCAGTTGAAGTTGAATTTAATACAACTCAACACGAAGCAGAAGAAGTTGAATTTACATATCATAACTTAAATGAATCAGCAATAACAGGACAACCTTTAGAGTATGATGATAAGGATTATGAAATTAGAGAGGCGATAGAAGATTATGTTCGTGATACTGATTGGGATATATCCTCAGTAGATGAACCAGAACCTTACACAAGCGGATATCATAATAATTGGTTGTCTGAACCAGAAGATGACCCATTTCTTAATTGTATGAATGAATACATTGAAGCTGGGGAACCAGAAGGAGATTATTACGCTCCATCAAATCTAAACTATGATAGCTTAGAATCTTGGGTTTCAAATTATCTTGAAATAGCAGATGAAAACAGTCCTACTTGGGAATCTAAACTTCATAAGATGTTAGCAGAATTACAAGTTGCTTACACAGAAAAAAAGGATGAAGAGTAATGGGATTAGACCAATATGCAGGTACAATGCGTGAAGAAAGTTATGAGTATAAAAAACCTAACGGAGAAACATTCACTGAAACCTGGCAACAAGCAGGCCCATTTCAATGGCGTAAACACGCAAGATTGCAAGAGTTTATGAACCAGTTGCATATGGAAAGAAATAAGATTAAAGACAAATGGGAAAAAGATATTGACAGTAATGGTCAAGTTTGGATAAATCCTGTTAGTTGGAATAAAATAGAACTTTCAAAAGAAGACATCGATAAACTAGAAAAAGCTATAAATAATCATTATAGTGGAAGTTTCTGTGACGGTGGATTCTTTTGGGGTCATGAAATCCAAGAATCTCAAGCAGAATACTACAAAGATAAAGATTTAGAATTTGTAGAATTTGCTAAAGAAGCATTGGAAGATGGCGAAACTGTAATCTATGAATGCAGTTGGTAGTTTAAAAGATTAGTGGGATCGAGGACGATTGTACTATATCGACAAGTAGTCACATTACAGGTCCCTGTATTTAGGTTCCTGAGTGACTTAAATCAGAACAGAGGTGGAAGGTTCGGAACTTTAGGAAAACCGATTAAATCATTCCAACAAAGCCTCACCTCAGTTCTGAATAATAAATTAAGGAGAACAAATGAAAGAAGAAAAGTCTTACGATAAAAACTATAATCCATTATATAAAGAAGGAACTAAACTTACAAATAAATGGAGAAAACAAACACATCTAGAGTCATTTAAAAAATATGGAAATGGTTGGTGGTGGTTTGTAGGAGTAGCACAATTTAAAAATAAAAAAACCTGGATTGAGAAATACAGGAAAGGAGATTAAATGAGTAAATCAGAAAAAGCGTTTGAAATACAAGAGAAGATAGGAAAGTTGATAGAAAAACTAGATAAACTAGGTTTTGAGTTTATGTTCTATAATCATCAGTCTTCTATAAGGAGAAAAAGATGAAAGTAGAAACACCTAAAAATAAAACATGGTATCCAAACTTAAAAATAACTGATTATAAATTCATAATATATGACATTGATGCAGATGCAGTTATCCATGAGTTTGAAATCTCTAGTAAAAATGAATTTAGATATGCATTAAAAGTTCTTAAATATCATAGAGAGGTAATGGATGATAATGTCTTCCTTGATGTTCAAAACAAAGAATACCAAAGAATCGGAGAAGAATATGAAAGAAGATAAAGCATGGAGTATAGAACACGAAGGCCCATTAAACAAGAATAATATCGTCTTTAAAACAGGATTAGTAAACAAGCCTAAAGATAAGGATGATATGTGGGTATGCGATTATTGCGGTACAGAAGAAGTAGATGAAAAAGCGTGGGTTAATATGAACACTGGTATGATTACAGAACCAGATGATTATACTAATTTCTGGTGTAATTGTTGCAATGATGAAGTAATGCCAATGACATACTTTGATTGGTGTGAGAAGATTGCTGAAGAATGTGGAGGCAATAAAGATGAATATGATAAAATAACAGAAGGGAGTAGAATGTGACTAAGAATCAATATAAAACAGGACAAGTTGTAAGTTATATGATTAACGATGAGTTGAAAAGCTATATGGAAAATCCATCGTCTACACACATATTACACGATATTGCAGCTCTTTGTGTATCACAAAGATTGAGAGATTATGCTGCAATGATATATTGGAGAATGTGTGAATTAAATGATAGGTCTTTTTGGATAACAAGAAAAGAGTTGCACGAACCATTGCATTTGATAGATAACATATATATTTCTCACGATCATCAATCGTTTTCAGAAACAAAGGATAATATATATTATTATTTGAATCCCAAAGATGAGGATATATATGTATGCAATTATTGTGGTGGAACAGATGTAACTACATCATCATACACTAATCCTAACTACTTAGGAGATACTGAATTAAGTGAAAATGATGATTACGATTCTTGTGGAAATTGTTACGAAGATATAGAGATTATAACTTTGAAAGAATGGAAAGAAAGGATTAAGAATGGTTCACCTAACTAATAACGCTAGAATACTAATAAACATAAAGAATCATATAAACAATTTAGAGCTAAAAGAACGAGAAAAGTCTTTACTAAGTGAAGACAAGTCTACAATTAATTTTAGCTCTTATTGTTATGATTACAAAGAAAACCTATTGGATGACATTGCTGATAGGTTGGATGTTGGTGCTGAAAAGTATCACGAAGAAGTTCCTATTGATAAAGCTGATGACAATGAAAGAAATAATATTTACGAATCATATGAAGAATTATGTGATACGTTAGTTTATCTTTCAGCTGCTTTATTGAGAAAAAAGGAAGATTCAAACAATGTTGATATGAAAGTAATAAACGAATTATTTCAAAACATATTAAGGTCAACTATCTTACTTATGGGAGAAATGTCAAAATAAATAAAAGGAAGAAACAATGATGAGAAACAAACACTATGAAGTTACAATCTCAAAGGATAATACTATGCCAGAATCGGCATTGATATTAATGGAAATACTAACAGTTAAACATTATACAGCATCAGTTGACGCAGAATTTTGGCCAAACTATCCAACAGAAGATGGATTAGATGAATATTGTACTAAATGTTTAAACAAACTAAAAAAGGATGGATTTACATGGGAAGTGAAAAAAGAGAAAGAACTACCGAAGTTAACTTTTTAGACCAACAAGTCGAAGTTGACAAAGTATGTCTTACAGAAAAATGGATGGTAGAAGCAGAAAAAGTTCTACGAAACAGAAAAATAACAAACGTTTTCTGGCGAACTTGGGATGAACAATACCCAGAAGAAGGAACTGGGTTAGTTATAGTTCTTGATGATATGACTCATTGCTATTTAAGTTCAGACGATGAAGGAAATTCACCAGGTGCATTACATTGGGCAAGCAATGAAGATTCAGGTATTATTCCAGTTGGAGTAGAAGACTTGAAAGAGCATTATGAGAGAATGGAGTCAATTCGTATGGATAGGTCAGAAATAAGAGCTATGTTAATTAAATAAACATCGGTATCTTTTTCTTGTTGATTTATTTATAGTAAATGAATAAATTCATTGGTATTAATTAATATAACATAAAGGAAATAAATATGAAATTTAAAGGTAAAGAATATACCGAAGTTAAAGATCGTCTTATCGCATTTTCAGAAGAATATCCACAAGCAACTATACATACAGAGCTACTTGCACACGCTCCAATAAGTGATAGTGCTACTGGTGAATATTGTAATGAATATATAGTAAAGGCGATTGTAACACCAAACCCTCTACAAGAACCTGAAATATTTTACACAGGACACGCAGCTGAAAGAGACAATACTGGATTTGTTAATAAAACAAGTGCATTAGAAAATTGTGAAACATCAGCAGTTGGTAGAGCGTTAGCTATTGCTGGATTTGGTGGAGAATTCTCTATAGCTTCGAAAGAAGAAGTAGAAAATGCTAAACTAAAACAGAAGGAAATAAAACCAACAATAAAATCATTAGAAGAAATTGACACTCTTGCAAAACAATGTAAAGAGAATGGAAGTCTAAATGAAGAAGGTTGGTTGAAATATACAAAACAAAGAAGTGCTGGATACTTCGACACTAAAGCAAGAGTTGAAATGACTAAAAACGCATTTATAACTTTACACGGAAGAGTTGAAAAAGAAAGCACAGATAAAGAAAAGGAGTCAAAATAATGGCTATTACAGGTACAAAAGTCCCTCAACAGGGACAAGGCACATTAAAAAACTACTTTGTTAATGATTGTAGAATTGACAGTATAGAACTTGTTGATTCACCATATCATGACTGTAGTGTGCATTTAAGATTAACTGATACTTCAAATGAGTATAATTATAACTTATTTGTAAATCAGAATTTCAAAAAAGATAAAGCTGGAGTCGTTCAAGAACTAGCTTATCCTGATAACCTAAATTTACTTTATTTACACACTGATTCAGACTTAAATGTTTCTGATAATGGGACTGTAAATATAGATGAACTTACTGGAAAAGAAATTGCAGTAATTAATTATCTATCAAATGGTAAATATAAAAAACAAACTTGGCAAAGAGTTGGTTCTACAAAGGACCACGGAAGTTTAGCAGCAGAGTTTGAAAAGTCAGTTGGAGCTGGGTATCCTAAAGATTTCATTGGATACGAAAAAGCACAAGGACAGATATCAGCAAAACAAGTAGAAGAAATTCTAATTAATAAACCTGCTGAAGGAAAGTCTGATGATGGGTTACCGTTTTAATGACTGCTGAAAAGATAGTTATTAAATGGTTGACTAGTCGTGCTAACAGTCCAGAACCGTGGTTTTATTCATACAACCTTGAAGCTGAAGTTCCTACATATGGAAGATTAGCACATCAAAAGGTTCATACTGCAAGTACATATGCTAGAGCGTTTAGAAAGTTACGTGAAAACAATACTTTAGAACGCTATGCATATAAACTTATTGAAATAACAGAAAATAAAAATAAAAAGGTTAAAGGATGGAAAATAGAGAAAATAGATTTGTAGAATATGTAGAAAATAATATTTCAAACAGAAATAGTATTATACAACATAGTCTATATAGTCTAACAGAAAAATCTACTTCACTATCTAATAAAGAATCTTATCGTTCATATTATTCATTTGACCAAAGTCTATATGAATATGTAGAAAAATATGGAACTGTTAAAAACTATGAAGGGTTAGTCTATGTAGATAGGCTAACTCTTGACATAGATAAACATACAATGAGCGATGAAGCTTTGTTAGAAACAGTAAAACAATGCATAGAAGAAGTAGAGGAAATAGGAGTTAAAAGAAATCATATTAATTTATGGTTTAGTGGTAATGGATACCACGTAGAATTACTTGATGTTTTCGGATTTCAACCAGCTAAGAATGTCCACGAAAAAGTAAAACATACTTTATCTAAATTGTTTGAATTTGGAGATAGTATTTACGATAGAACTAGAATAATAAGGTCTAAGTGGAGCTGTAATCAAAAAACAAAACTTCATAAAGTTTACATTCCAATTAAATATTTAGAAGATTTAACTTGGGAACAAATACATGAAGCTGCAAAATCAAAAGAATCTTATGAGTTCTTTGCAAATGAATATTCAAATTGGTTTGATGAACTAAATGGGCCAAACGTTATTATTGAGCCTTATTTGCAACACTTAGTATTAGATTCTCCTTCTGTAATTAAAAAAACAATAAATAAAGTGGGTGAAACTAATTCTGTGGTAACTTGTATGCAACACGTATACAATGAAGGCCCAATAGAAGGTTCAAGACATCAAAAAGTTCTTAGATTGGCTAGTAGTTATCAAAGGTCTGGAATGCCGTTCTTGGCTACTCTATCAGCATTAGTTGAATGGAATGGAGATAGTTTAAGTATTGATGATTTAACAAGAAGCGTAACAAACGTTTATGAACAAAATTATCAATATGGCTGCAATGATGTAATAATGAATGAATATTGTGATTCAAAATGTATATACTATAAAAATAGAAATTATACATTAGACGTAAAAGGTGTAGATGACCTTGAAGATCAATTTAAGATTTACATTCAAAATGACTTTTCAAAACGTTCAATCGATATGGCTGAAATATGGAAAGTTCCTTCATTTGAATTTAAACCAGGAGAACTTGTAGTATTTTCAGGTGATACTGGTATGGGGAAAACAGCATTTGTTCAAAACATAGTAACAAAAGCTAAAAAAGATACATTGTTTCTTTCATTAGAAATGCCTGAATATCTTACTTGGAGACGATTTGTACAAATTGCTACTGGTAAAAATAAAGAATGGGTTAATAATGCATATACAAGCAACGATAAAACTTCTTTCAAGGAGTTGTTAAGACATATTAAAATATTATCTATACAGCCTGAGTTAGAAGCTATCAAAAAAATAGTTGCAGAAAATGCTCCCAATGTTCTTGTAGTAGATACTACTGAAGATGTTCAAGTTCAGTATAAGCAAGGTATAGAGAAACAAAATGCTGTAATCGAAGGATTGAGAGACATTGCAGCTAGAAATAATACTATAATATTTGCTATTCATCATATAAACAAATCAAGTGCTATGGGTGGAAACTTAGGTTTACATTCATTAAAAGGTTCGTCTAATGTTGTTCAAAAAGCAGATAAAGTAATCCTAATCAAAGGACATAGAGATGAGATGTATAGAAATGTTGAATCTGTTAAATCTAGAGATGAAGGAGCATTCGAAATGCTTTCTATGTTCAATTATGAAACAATGACTTTTGAAAAAGTCGAACATGAAAGGCTACCAATATGATAGATAATATTATTAAGGTTAGAACCCTGAATGAAAAAGGCATAACAATGCAAAAGGTAATATTGTTTTTATTTATACACTTTGGAGTTGCATACTCTAGTATAAAAGGAGAACATTTATCTTTTAATTTCGGGTTTGGACCAATGGAATTTGAATGGAGTATACGCTTATGGCTCACAGAAACAAGGTAAGAGGAAACAACCTTGAGAGGGAATGCGTAAACCTAGCTAAAGAAGAAGGGCTCTCAGCAAAGAGAGCCTATGCTTCTGATGGTAGGGCTTTAGGCAAGTCTGAAAAGGTTGATTGTATGGTTGAGGAATACTGCATACAGGCTAAAAGAAGAAAAAAAATAGCCCAATGGTTATATCCAGATAATCACGCTGAAGATGTAGACATCGTAGTAACAAGGATGGATAGAAAAGAGGCGTTAGCAGTATTGCCATACAAAGAATGGATAAGATTAATTAAGATAGAAAAGGAGTATGAGAATGGCAAAAGCAAGCCTAACAAGTAAAGAAATAGCAGAACTTATGAAGGGATTGTCTCAACTTATATCAGTGCAACGAATAGTTAAGAATCTAGACGTAGAAACATTGACAGATGTAATATATAAGTTTGAAAACCCTGGGAAATCAGATAAAGAGATAATACGAGAATCAGAAGATTCATACGATACATTCGCACAACCACGTGTAGGAAACTGTGAGTGTTGCGATGATTAAATTTACAAATGAAGAACTTTTGATTATACGATCTGCACTATTGAACTTTAAAAAAGCACCGTTTGTATCTAATGAAGAACAAATGGTAATCAAAAGAATAATAGAAAATATATTCAATAACCTGTTTAAAGAAGAAAAGTAAAATTATCCCTTTCCATAATACGCTTTAAAAGGAAGCGGGTGGGTATCCAATCCCATTCTTACTCTTTATATTAAAGCAAATACTGTTAATTTGGTTGGCTACTTAAAATAACAATAGGAAAGGGATAAAATTTAAAAAATCCAAAAAAAAGATTGCGAGAATAGGGCTTAAAGGCGTTAAAATAATATAATTGATATAACTATAGGCTAAACAAAGATAGTTTCGTCAGATATTGTTTTAACGTCTATTCTTCAATTTCTTCGTTTTGAGCGATACGTTCAGCTCTATCTTTCTTAACTTTCTGTCCAATCCTATGAATAGGTATACCAGTTAAGAAATCTACAGCCATTTCTGGATTCTTTTGAGTTCTATATATATCTCTTATCATTCTACCACCTGGTGCGTATGTAGCTAAATTGAATTGGACGAAATTGTCCCAGTCATTTGTCATTAAGCTCTTTAATGGAGGTAAAACAAATCTTGCTATTGGGGGTGTTACAATTTGTAATGGTGCTGCAGCTGTTGTAGGCCACTGACTGAAGAAAGCTCTTTCTCTATCTTGAGCATCTCCAAATAACCACTGTGACGTATCTTGAAGCCAGGACATTGGAGGCGATAAAGCATATTCAAACAAAGTACCTGCATATATAACAGCCATAGCCATACTCATCATATCTGCCGTTAGCTGCCTTTGTGCAACTTCAGTAGAGTTAGTTTGATTAAACCAATCTGAGTATTTTCCTTGCTTATATAAATGTCTTCTTCTTTTTACACTATTCCAAGCATAAGGATGGAAACGAGTCATTACACGACCTAAAGAAGTATTAGAGTATGCTGTTCTAAAAGCAGAATGATAAACATACTGAGAAGCAATAATTCCTCTTCTAGCAACCTCTAACAAAACAGGTGAATCAAAAGCAAGTTCTGCTGTTAAAGGCTCAAAGGCTCTACGAGCATTTAAATAGTGAGCTAAAGCTGCAGTTCTTCTAAGCTTTATTTCAGAAGTTCTCATAAAATAAGAACCAAACTTCATAACGGCGTCATCTATATTGTATTTTTTACCTAATTCTATTATAGTTCCATTTCTTACTTTTTCTAGCTCTGACGCATTATTTGCTAAATCAGGATTTTCATTTATTCTTCCAAATATCTTTCTAATTACTTCTTTAGCAAATTTTCTTTGATTAGCAGTTTGAAAGTTTTTATTGATTCCAGCTTCTTCTAGATACATACCTTCTAACATACCCTCTTTAGCTAACCAAGCTTCAATATCTCCCATATTATTGAAAGGTCTATTTTCAGTTTTTCTTTTTCCTGTCTTAGGATTTATAAATGAATGCTTAAATGTTGCATCGCCAAACACTTCATTCAATAAATACTTTTCACTCATAGAGTTTTTAAAATGCTCCCAACCAGTGTCAGCATAAATATTAGTTCCACCACCGTAAAAATTAGCTAACATAGTTTTAGGGTGAAATAGCAATGACAACATTTCAAACTTACCTTCTAAATTACTCCAAGCTTTTACTTTTCTAGCTAAAGCTATTCTTCTAGCTTCTTCAGATACTTTAATTTCTACTCCTCCTGGTCCTTTTTCAGCAGTTTTAGGCCCTCTTAATTCTTTGAACATACTAAACTGTCCTTGTTCATATCCAAACAACCTACCTATTCTTTCTTCTTGAGTTCTTAAGAAGTTAACAGCAGATTCATCTGATGTAAAGTTGTATAAAGTTCCAAATCTTTTAATCTTATTAATATTTTTACTATTACTTAACTCTATAGCTTTTTCCATTCTATATTCTTGTATAGCATCTCTTAATTGTTTTCCTTTTAAATCCCTTCCAACTGTTTCATACCAGTGATAATCTGGGGCAATATGATCTTCAACTAATTGTAAAAATCTTCTATGCTTATAAGGCAGCTTATCTTTTTTCTCTAATTTTAAGTTTATAAAATCGTTTAACACCTTAACTTCACTCTTTTTTATACCATTAATATCTAAACTTCTGAAAGTAGGTAGATTTAACATTGTTTGTAATTGGTCTCTCATCCAGTTACTCCATGCCATAGTGTGGTCAATATCTTTAATTGCATTAGTTTCTATAAACTTATCAATAACCATAGTTCCACGAAGACCAGCCAAATTATCTGTATAAGCTTTTGTCATGTTTTTAGCGTATATCTCTAGAACATCTTTGCTCTTAGAATATCCTGGCATAACATTTTGAGAACGAGCCATCTGAGCACCTACCCTAGTACCTCCTATTGCAGGTCTATGTCCCTGTACAAAGGTTGCCATAGAATCTGACCATCCAGCACCTTCTTGTTGGAATCTTTGTAGACTTTGACCGAGACCTTTAGCGTAGTCCGATAACATTAATTTTCTAACTTCATGTATTGTCCAAACTTTCTTTGTTTCAGGATTAATAACTTCACCATCTAAAAGAACTCTATATTTTCGACCGAATTGCTCTTTGTTCATCTTTGAAATATTTACTTGCTATGACTTAATAGACCTTTCTATCCATGCGTCAATATTTGTTTTATTTTTACTAAAATCTAAGTGTCCCTGGAAATGCCAATATGGGTCAGCTTTACCGTTTTTAGTTATTAGTGACATTAAACTTGATTCCATAGGTAATGCTTTTCTAAAACTTTTAACAAAATTCAATATTTCTTTTGTGTGAGTAGCTTCTCTTGCTGGGTCAAACTCTGGAAACTTTTCTTTAACATAGTTTAAAAGCTCATATTCATAACGATACATTAGCAATTCATTCATACCAATAAGATTTCCACTCTTTTTACTCCCCTTAGGTGCCATTAACGCTTCTACAATATCTGTTATACCGTGCTGTTGAGTCTTATATCTTTTATTAATCTTTTTATAGTCAATAAATTGGTATCTATTTCCATCCTTATCTATATAAGTATGCATTACATCATCTAATGTCTTCTTAGTAAACTTATATTCTTTACCATTACTATCTAATTCCATACCTTTTGTAATTAATTGGTCAACAAACATTTGGTATGTATCGGTAATTTTATTGTTAAGCAGCTTAACTAAATCTTCTGGAGTTATGTTCTTTCTTTTACCAGCACCAGCAGCAATATCTTTAATTTCAAACGTTGAATGTTCTTTTGCAATCTCTTCAAGTCTCTTTTTTGACCTATTAAAGGATTCTTCAAACATATCCCTAGATTCTTTTTTATAGAAAGTTTTTCTTCCACCAAATTCTCCATTATCATATACACGATAGTCTACTGCTATCTCCATCATTTCATCCATATAATCTTTTAAAGGACCTTCTACATCAAGCTCTCTAAATCTTTCTTTTAAATCTTTTTGAAAGAAATCCTGGAACGCAGCAGAGAATTTTCTAGATTCATCTACTTGTCTTCTTACTAGTTCGATTGAATTAGTAGGTGCTACATAAGTTCTTTTTCCAATTACAACCTTACCCTCAATAACATCTTCTATAATTTGCTCTTGAACTTGATGTTCTAACATCTCTCTTGGCTCTAGATACTTTTTACCTACATGCTCTGTGAAGAAATAAAAATAAGCTTTGTCAAGCCAGTTTTTAGGTCTCTCAATCTTCTCGCCTTTTTTTACCTTAATCTTTCTTTCAGTTGTCCATTTTTTAAACTTCTGGTACATATTAGTAGGTTTTAAATATAGGTCTTCTAACATATTATTAAACATTCTCAGATCGTTTCCGTTCATAAGTTGAATTGTTTTACCAATATAAGGCCTACCAGTTATACCTATATCAACACCAAACTGAGCAAAAAGACCTTCAACTGTTTCTGCTATTCTAGGGTTTTTATCAACAATGTCTATAAATCTTTTTAACTGCTCTAACTGAACCTCATTAATAACAGAGTTACTTAAGTCTATATCTCTTGTTAAATCTACTATATTTAAAGGAGTAGAGCCTTTTCTATCTAACCATTTAACTCTTTGCTCTGGAGATAACTGATTTACATAAGAGACAATAGAGTCTTTAATATTCTGATTTAAACTAATATTGCTTTTTTGATTTTTGATAACAGCTGCGACAAAATCTATACCTTCAGCGTCTGTAATAAACACCTCTTTCTTAGGGTCTGGCTTAGAAACTTTTTTAATTATAGGTTTACCGTTCTTGTCATAAGATACATTATTAACTATTTGCTCTTTAGAAATTGTTACATTCTTAGGAATAAACAAAGAAGAGTCAGCACCTTTTAATGCTTTTTTAACAGCAGATTCAAACTCTACTGGAGTTCTATCTACCTCTACAACTATAGCTTCTCTACCTTCAGGTGACTTTAAGTTCTTTACCATACCATAGTCAATCATATCCCTGAGGCCTTTTATAAAGTTTTGTTTATGTATAAGTGGAATAGAGTCACTCTTAAGCAAGTTTGGTCTTTCAAGCATAGTCATTCTAGTAGAACTAATAAGTCTTTTAAAAATGTCTACAGCTGTAGCACTGTTACTGTTAAACCTCCCACTATTCATAATACTTTTTAAGTCGTTTAATCTATTTTCTATATGATTAGGTTGCTTAGCATACATTTCCATAACTTCTGGAAGAGTTTTATATTCATTTTTTTGAGTATTTCGATTGAACACCTTTACTTTTCTGCTAGTTAAATCTAGCTTCCCTAAAGGGGATTCAGATTCTTTACCAAAGCCAAAGTTTAGTTCTTGGTTCATATTTTTATAAAAAGATTCTATCTTTTGCTTACCTGCAGATATATTTGATAGCATCATATGACTAAATATCTCTTCAAATGCATCGATGTGTTTTTTATTCTTAAGTCTTTTTTCTCCTATATAAGGAAGATAGTCTTCTTTATATCTTTTTATAGCCTCATGGATATTAAAATCATTTTGAGGTAGTTCTTTGCCAGATTTGAATTTAGCTAAGTCAGAAGCTTTTATCATCCAAGAAGTATTAATAATTTCAGTTAATTTATCCTCTATTTGTTTTTTGCTAAAACCTTCATCTATCAAGTTTCCTTTTTTCCCTTGGTCTAATAATCTAGAAGCCATCAATTCTAGTCTAATAGCACTTGCAGCACTTGCAGCTTGATAGGCTATGGCCTGACTTTTTTGAGCCCCATTCATTAGGTTTGGAGCTATTGAATCAATCATATTAAATACTTCAACAGCTTTATCGGTACTCATTCCAGACTGTTCTATTAATTCTGTAATTTTAATCCAAGACTCTACTTCGGGACTTAATACTCCATTCTCCCTCAATTTGCTTAAAACAGGACTGTTCTTACTATTTTTTAAACCCTTTAACAAGTTAGAAAACAAAGTAGGGAGATTAGATGAAGGAAATATCTCAGGATTAATGTGCATAGAAGCCTCTCTAAACATACCAATTCTAAGTCCGTTCGCAATGTCAGTTAAAGAATCATTTAAATAAACATCTGCAACCCCAGAATCCTTTGTCATTTGAGTTAAAAATACATCTCCCTTTTCGCTTATTTCATTTATATTATGTCCTTTTGCTTTAGGATTAACTGCGTTTTTAAAATCCTTCCTCGCTTCAAGAGCATTAAAGAAAGTATGCTCAATATCTAAATGAATAATATCTTTTCTAGGAATACTTACATCTTCTCCAAGACCATCTAATAGTCGTCCAGTTAATTCGCCCTTATCATTCAATCCTTTAAACTCTATTTCCCTTATAGGAGTAGATTCTTTTTGTTTTTTAATACTTTCTTTGTCTTTATCTGTTAATGTATAGTCTCTTTGTACTTTCTTTGATTTGTCAAGAACATCTACTGACCAAACCTTGACAGATTTACCATCAAGTAATCGCTTTGCCATTGCTTCGGTAAAAGGTTCTACAGTCCTATTTTTCAATTTTGCCTCAATCCACTCTACAGGAGTTAGTGCATTTACACTAGATTTTATACTAAAAACCTTACCGTGGTACATTTCCGATCTAAGGATATTTGAAAGTCTTACGTCAGTTCCTTTAGATGGAAAGAATCGCTCACTCAACCAATTAGATTGTGCATTCTCTGGATTCTTCTGCTTATGAGCCCAATCAAGGTCAAATATTTTCTCATTACCATCCTTGCCTTCTATTTTCGTATTTATTCTTTGGCTAGTTAATGCATCCAAGTCTAATTGTTTCTTATTAGACCTGAGGTAAGGCAGAATAGCCAAATGCCCATCTTTACGTGCTTTGTTTTCTGGAGTAGCTAACATTAAAACCTCTCCTTTTGCATTAGTGATTTCAAAATGCTCATTAAATACTTGTTGCTTTAAATGCACCAAGTCAGGGTTTTTAGAGTTTTTCATTCCATCTAGAGTCAAGTTTAATAAAAGTGGAGCTGCATAGTCGTTAAAATAGTCTAAGTGGTCTTGAGCTGTCCATTCTTTTTTACCAGAACGATTATTTTTAATTTTTTCACCTTTACTATTAACTCTCTCGTGAACCTTTTTAGTTTTTAAGAACATATTACCGTCTAAATCTAATCTCCATCCTTTTCCTTCCCCTGACATTATTTTTGTTTCAATTACTTGTTTGTTTATCCAAGGTAATATGTTTTGCTGACCTTCCATTTTATGTTTTTTAGGTGCTTCAGCAAGTCCTGCTCCTAATTCTCCCACTATCTTTATTTTTTTATAACCACCCTTATTAAAAGTTTCAATAATAGTGTTTATATCTTCTTGAACAAGTTTTTCTATTCTAGGTTTATCAGCATCAATAAAATATGATTCTTTCTTTGTATCGGGTGCCCATTTTGTTCTAACTCCTATTGCATTAGATAATCCTCTTATTTCTGCAGAGCCACCAGTTCCTTTCCTAGCATTATTATCTCCAAATATCCATAAGGTATCTTTTTCTTTACTTACATGTTCTTTTAAATTAGATATTTTTTTTGCTGGCTTAAAGGACTCTACTGCTACAGAATTTCCAGATTGAGTAATATAATTCATATAGTCATGAATATCTTGATTGAAGTTTGTTACTTTTCCAATATTTTTTGATACCATTGCGTTGCTTACGGCTTGCTCTAGCCTTTCTTGAGGATTAAAGACGTCTTTTATTCCAGCTTCTCTTCCTTTTATTCTCTGCTCAAAACCCCAACCTACATTATGACCAGCATCTGTTAATCCGCCACCTTTTATTAAATTATCTAAACCATTTGCTACTTTAGGGTCTGCAAATCCTTTTTTAAAGTCTTTAGGAACGTTATTGTAAATAGCAACGGCATCTCCGTCATAATCAGCACCACCCAATTTCTCTGCAGTTTTTCTAGAAACAATTATACCTCTACCTTGAGAGCCTTCAATAAACCCACCTAACGTTAAAGAGTTAATACCTGAAGGAGCAGATACTGGATTTCTAATTACAATCATATCCAAAATTTCTTCTTTAATCTGATTCATTATCTCTGTTTTATTTTTAGTTGGAGATTGTTTGCTTAAAGTTTGATATAAATCAAAAGCTTCTCCAAGTGTTTTAGGTGTTGAATCTTTTTGTTTTATAATATAAGACTCTCCTTTTACTCTACCTTTTGTATCCTTAATTAAACCTTTAGGCTCAGTACCTTTTATATATATAACCTTATTATCTCCTAGCTTGTGTTCTATTATAAAACTTCCATCAGATTGTTTTTTAATTTTATCTGAAAAATTACTTTTCTCTCCTCTCTTTTTAGAGTTTTGTAAAATATTTTGTAACTGTTTATTTGCCTGTTCTAAATTGTCTACAACCCATATATCAAGCGCATCTTTTTTCCCAGTACGAACATTTGTACTTTTAAGAGTTGGGTGTTCATACATATCAACCATAACATCATATATTACAGTATCTTTCCCCTTTAAGTCTTTACCCTTAAAATCGTTTCTAAATGTAATCTTTTTATCTCTGTGTCCTTCGTATAAATAAAAATTATTATCCTTTAAATCTTTACCTAGCATTTTAGCAACACTAGGAGTTAAAGCCTTCATTCTTGTAAAGGAAAAAGCAGCATTACTTCTAGGTCTTGTAAGCCTATTAATAATATGCTTTCTAAAAGACGCCTCAAATAAAGACATATTGTTACCCAAGGTTAAAACTATCGGGTCATAATTAAAACCTGCCAATAGCTCATTTACACCCTTAACACTAATATCTAGTACATCGCCAGTACTCTCACTTATTTCATTTCTAATGTTTTTATGGTCTCTAAACATAGCTTCCATAAACTCTTTAGCTAAAGGACTATTTATTTGATTGTTCATTACATCTAATATTGTTTGAAGATCAACCCTATTAATATCTAAAGACTTATTATTGACTTTTAATCTAGCATTAGGGTCTGCTAGTAGAGAGACTTGATAATCAACTAATGCCTTATTATAGTCTTCCATATAAGATTTATCTCCACGCCTAGACTCTTCTATCATTTTTGTAATAGCATCGTTTAAAGGTTTACCCATATTCATATTTCTCTTTAAAATAGATTGAACTGGCATAAACTCAAACCCTAAGCTAGAATCCATTACATCATATTCGGAATCAATCAGCCTAATAGACTCTTGGTCTATCTCAAAAATAGAATTTCTTAAAGAGTTTTTAGATGAATATATTCCATTTTTATAATCAAGTTGAACCATTGGATGTCTAGAGTTACTTTTTCTTCCAGACTCCATAATGATAACGTCTATATTTTTAGCTTCCATAAAAGCATTTAGTTCTTTGTCTGGTCTTTGGGCAGCAGATTTATTAAGCAATAATCCTCTTCTATTAGCAAAGTCTGGAGCTTGAATAAGTATATCCTTGATATAATCATTTGATCTATCTCCGTCTCTTCCTTGATTTTTTAGTATAGCATCATGTAATTTCCATCTATAAAATTTTACACCATCTGGATTTATTTCACCAGAGTTAAATGCGTTTTGAAACAATTCAGAACTGTCATTTACAATTAATGTGTTTAGCTTCCCATTCTTTCCATATTTAATTTCTAAAGCTCTAGCTTGAGGATTGTCAAATACTTTTCTATACTGCATATATTTTGCAATACTAGAGTATGAGTTCATTCCGTCTTTAACATATTTGTCAAAAGCTCTCTTGACTGTCTTTAAGTTAATGTCAGCATTAGACAAAGATATTAAACCAGCATCCCTAAGTTCATATATCACATTAGACAAGAGCTCATCATAAAATCTTTCATTATTAGACTTGTATTGAGTTTCTTCTGTTCCAAATCTTGTTTTATAGTTAATTAAGTATTTTCTAAAGTCTTTATCTGCCTTCAACCAATCTTTCAAATCTTTTCTAATAGGTTTAGGAACTTCTCCACCTTCTGCAGCTTTATCTTTTTGAGCTAAGCTTCTAATTTTAGCTTGTTGTGTTTTTGGATTAGTGTGATGCAAATATGGATGATGTTGAACTATATCTACTCCACCTTTCTGCATAATAATTGCTCCTGAATCATATATTGCTTTACCTATATCTGCATAAGGACCGATTGCTTGCCAAGCTTCTTGCTTAGGAAGAAATGAATCCATTTTAATTTCACCTTGTAATCTAGCCGTTCCTGTCACTTCTGCATATTCTATACTTATTTCAAATAAGCCGTCTTTTTTATTATAAAACTTATTATAGTAATCTATGGTTGTTTCACTTTTAAGAGGTTTTCCAACATCGTCTACAGACCTGGTTATTTTAATTTTAATGTCTTTGGTTTTCCAACCTTCTTTTACGACCTCTATAGTTAATCCTTGTTTAATTATTTTTTGACTATTAGCATTCCAGTCTTTAATAAGTTTTGTTCTATATGCTTTAAGTTTACTTTTACTGTAAGCTTTCTCTGGATTAAAGCCAATTTCTTTATTTATTGCTTGTACGGCTTTTAGATATTCTTCAAAGTTTCTAGCGTTTTTAGCAGCAGACTTATATACTTGATACTTGTCACTAAGTCTAGCATTCAAATCTGGGAAATCTTTTTTTATACCCTCCATTAAAGATTCAAATGGGTCTATATTTTCAGAACCTGCTTCCTTATCTGATTCACGATTGTTCTTAATGTCTTTTTCAACACCGTGCTCTTTTCCTTTATTTGTTATAGCATCTAAAGCAGCTTGTTCTGAAGCTGTTAAATCTTTTTTAGACCTCAATTTACTTAATGCTGCTACTTTGTGTGCGTGAGATAAATTTAATATATTAAAAATATCTTGAGGGCCTACATCTCCACCCTTTTCCTCTATCTTAGCTTTAATTCTTTTATACGCCTCAAAGCTATCTCCCATATTTACCAATTCTGGAGTTATCATAGATGATATCTCTTTTTCTAGAGCTTCTAATTCTTTCGTTGAGAGTTCATTAATAAGTTTTCCATGATATTTTTCCGATATTCCTTTATTAGCAGGGACTTTATAGTTAGGATTAAATATGTTTTTAGAAACAAGAGTACCCTGGTCTAACACTGTAGACTTCGTTTCTCCTACTCTTTTTAAACGAATTTCTCCATTTTTAGTAACAGAAGAAACTTTTGCTAGAACAGGGACTCCTGTAGCAGAGTCAAAAGCTTCTATAGTATCACCCTTTTTTACATTTTCTATATCTACGTCAGGTCTAGATTTAACTCTATCTAAATCCATCTGAGAAACCTGTTCTGCTGTAATCTTTACTTTGCCTTTTATTTTAGCGTTATTGTCTAAAGCTTGTTTAATGGCTTCTCTTTTAGTTAAAACTTTTTGTCCCTTCTTACCTTTTCCCTGTAAAACAGATGAAAGTGAGCTGTAGAAAGTATCTACTAAATCATCAGGTCTATTGGTCATTGTTTCTAGTATATAGTCAGCTTGAAATGTTTCTAGATATTCTTGTGTTTTTTTAGATTCCTTATCAAATCCCTCTATTTTCTTAATTTCATTAGGCTCCCATACAAAATTGCCATCTTTGTCTTTTTTAAACTTATTGATTTTATCCATATTCTTACCAATAAATTGAGTAGCTTTAATTTCATGTACAGGTCTACCAGCTGCCCCGAAAAAGAATCCTAATAAATATTCATATACTTGGTCTGGAGTAGAAGCTCCTTGCAGTGTTGATTGACCTCCAGTAAAGGCTGCACCCATACTACCTCTTACGCCCATATCAATCATAGTAGCAGTATCTTTAGATATTCCACCTTCTAACTTTGCTACGTTTAAATCTTTAAATATTTTATCAGCAGCTTCTCTAATTTTTGCATGACCAAAGTTTATTTTAGCTGGGTTTTTAGATGCTATTGCTTTACCGATATTTACGTAGTTACTTATACCGCCAAACACAGCCCCTGCTGCTGCACCGTGAATAGCTGCTTGAGCCCAACCTTCTGGACCTTCTTTTCTAGAAGATACAGCCATAGCCATACTTAAATGAGCACTCTGCTCCATTATATTTAAAAACTGAGGGTCTAAGCCAGATACTTTTTTACCAATAAAACTATTTCGAAGAACTTCTGAACTACCTAATTTATTTTTACCTTGTTCTATTACCCAGTCTGCAGCTTTCATAGGGACTGAACGTAATTGCATTTTTCCATTTCTTTCAGTTGCTAAGATAGGAATTTTCTTACCTCCATAGACTAGAGCATCCTCTACTTTTTTAGCAGCAGCTAACCTTGCTGCTCTGAATGCACCTTTTTTAGTAGCAGAAGCACCTAGTGAAGCTCCAAATGTTAATACACCAGCAATAATATCAGGAGCAAAACCAATAAGATGACCAATCTTGTTCATCATAGCTTCTGTTTGAGTTTTAGGGTCGTCTGCCCATCCGAAAGTAGTAAAACCTTCTACTACACCACTTGTAAGTTGATTTATAGCACCTACAATTTTATTTTCATCATCTTCTAAGTCACGCTTAAATTCTACACCTTGAGCTTTTGCAAAGCTTTCCATTTGCCCAACTTGTTCTTCGGTAAAAGTGCTTGGATTTTTTTGATACTCAGACATAGAAAGGTTGAAGTAAGATTGTTCATCCATCAACCCCTTATCTCTAAGGCTAGAGTAGTATGCAAACTTAGTACTCATTTTTATCTACCTAAACTATCTAAATATGCTTTATATGTTTCTATATTGTTTACATAGTCATTATAAGTAGAGCGTGTAGTAGCGTCTTTAGTACCTCTTCTTTTTTGCATTTTATCAGTAATCCAGCTATCTTTACTAAATTTACTATGCAAATAATTTACCTCTTCTTTTAAAGCTGCAATTCTTTCTGCATCTTTACCTGTAATTCTACCGCCATACTTAGCTTTTCCTGCTTCAAATCGTTTCAAATTAGCCATCTCGTTTTGTAATATAGTCATTTTCTCGCCTAAGGTAGTCATCATCTCACCTTCCATAGTTTGATGTTTAAACTTTTTAATACCAAGTAACCAGCCTAAGTCCTGACCTGGCTCAACGTCCTTATTAAAAAACCCTTTAGTTGTTTCAAAGTCTGAAGCTGATTTTACTAAGCCAGCAGATGTAGCATCTGACGCACTATATTGTTCAGCAAATTCCATTTCAGCTATCATAGCTCTATGCTTAATGTCTCTAAGAGCTTTATCTGCACCATACATAGCTTCTTCTTTTAAATTATGCGAAAATAAAGCACGTTTTTTAAAATCATTAAAAGCTTCTTCTCTTTTCTCGGATGGAGTTTCTTTAGTGATTTCATCTATAAGACCTCTCCCAGAGCGAGCCATCTTAGTAAACGCCTCCATTCTTAAAGTTTGTAAATCCTTACTTGCCATAATATCTCCTATACATATTTCATGTTGTTAGTGTTTAAATCTACTTCAGGTGTGTAAATACCTTCTTTAGCATATGCAGCTCTTAAATCGTCAACAGAAGCTTGAGCTCTATTCAACTCAGACCCTAACTGATTTTGAGTTTGATCTACATATTGTCGTGTTTGTAATGCTTGTGAGCCTAATTGCATTCCTAATAAACCTTGCATTTGACCTCTAGCTCTATTTTCTCCACCGAAAGCCAAATTAGATTGGCCTCCACCTTCTATTTTAGATAAAGCGTTTTCATAAATTCTTTGACCAGTAAGATTTCCAGAATCTCTATAAAAATCTGCTGTACTTCTATACTCTTGAGTAATTTCTGGTATTTCAGCACGAATTTGTTCTACATCTGATTGATATTGCTTCTTCAATCTAGCTCTTCTTCTTTTTTCTGCCTTACGAGACTTAAAGAAGCTTATTCCTCCCATTAAAACTCCTGCACCAATCATGTAAGGGTTTAAAGAGTCACCAGCTAAAAATTTAGCTGCATTAGTTTTCCAGTTACCGCCACTATCGTTATCACTCATTAGTATCCTCCTTTATTTTTTTCGTCATTATAACCTGGCTCTAAACCGAACATTAATTGTAATGTTCTTTTAAAGCCCTGAAAACCAACTAATTGCTTTCCTACTTGGTCTGAAACGACCTGGTTTGTTTCCATCATTGTTTTTTCCATTGTTTCATTTTTATAGTGCAAGCTACTTTTGTATGTCGCTTCTCTATATACGTCATAAACTTCTCCAAATATCTTATTAGTTCTATTTACTGTTGCTTCATCTGGTCCTTTTTCTCCAGCCATATGATGTAATTTATAATATGCGTCCATAGCACCTTGCTTATCACCCTTCATTACTTCTCTCATATACTTATCGCTACCATCTTTTTCTAACATATCAGCCATAAAGACTAACTGTTGCTGTTGAGGTGTTAACTGGCTAGCGTCTAAATGTTTATAAGCTTCTTCCATCCAAGGCTCTGAACCTTGTCTTCTCTTAAGTCTATTTAGAGCAGTTTTTAAGGATTGTGGTTTAAATTGAAACCCTCCCTTTGCTTGGTCGTCTCCAGTATAGTTTTTGTTTTTAATACTCCAGTTTTGGGGATTGCTAACAGCAGAGCTTTCAAGTTCTAGAACAGCGGGCATAAATACATCTGCTAAATTATGTCTCGCTCTGTCTTTATCGTCTATTTCCAACCTATCTAAATGAAAATCTATCAATTCAGCCATTTTTGTATTCTTTTTTTCTTGCATCATTGCTCTTCTCCTTCTCCTATGTATACATAGCCCTTCCCTGTTTGCCATTCATAATTAGGGTCATACTCTTTCGATTTATGCGACTGAAAGAAATCTTTTGTCATAGCCCATAAAGACTTTCTTGTATCTGTCGATTGATAACTTGCTGGTTTTTGCCCAGTTACTGCAACATGTACTAGAGAATTTACAATTTCTGGTGTTGGTTCAAAAATAGATAAATCTCCAGTATTCCTTGTGCTTGAATAACTAGTTGGACCTGTTCCTTGTGAACTAGTTACTATATTACTTGCAGCTGGATTTGATCCTACTGACTCTTTTCTAAGACGCTCTTGTTCAGCAAGTTGCTCTGCTGTTAATGGAAGAGGGTCCCATGGCTTAGCATCAACACCAGGAATTTCACTTATATCTACCTGAGTATATCCGCCAGGAGCGCCCCAATTCATATCGTCTGTCACGTTCTCAAGAGTCAAATCACCTGCTAGGTCCTCCTCTTCTGAAGTTATTCCATCTAAATTATCAGGTCTTTTAGGTGGATTTTTTTGTAGTTCACTAGTATAATAATCCTGTGCGGATTCTTTAATCTTTTTCCATCCACCGTATACTTCTTTTGTAGTGTCTGCCATATGTTCAAACATTTTTCTTCTCTGTACTACTGGGTCATTAAATGCTTGAGTTTCAGAATATGCATCCTCTATTAAGCCCATATTTTTTCTATTTGCAGCTAATAAGCTGTGCTTTCTTGTTGCCATTACGCTTTCTCCAATTCAATTTTATACCATTCACTTTTAATCTTTATATACTGATATACCTTACCAGAAGTTTCTACTAGCCTTACATCGCCGCTAATACCTTGAGAGCTATCAGGTGGAGTAAGTTCTATTTTTTTATGGGAAGACATTTGATGTCTTACCTCTCTTTTGTCCATATCCATTTCATCTTGCATATCTGCTATTGCTTCTAGTAGCTTCCTATTCATTTCACGCTCTTTTCTCTAAAAATTATTTGTATATCGTTTATTTCAAAGTCAGTAGCTACATCAGAACCAGACATTCGCAATCCAAAACTTTTTACAGAATTAAATGATTTTTTATCAATAAATTCTGTCTTTGCTTCTCTAATATTAATGTGAAGTGTTTTAAATGAAGTTTCTGCATCACCTTCTAATGTAGCTAAAATTTCTTCTTGGCCATCTTCTCTATAGCCATATAAAGTAACTCCGTCACCGTTTTTATAGCTTAAATATACGCTTATAATCTTTTTATCGACACTTGGCTTGCCAAAAGTAAATTCCTTCGTTTTAAGGGCCATTTCATCGATTGTAGAGGTATTCAGAAGCTTGTTAGGAGCACTATTGAAGTATCTAAACTTGTAATTAGTAGAATCTTTAGATATCCAACTTACTTTTCCATCATTTGTAACAATTAAATTTGTAGTATTTAAGGCTGGAATACGTTTACTGCCATAAGACCATGCTCCAGATTTTAAATCATATAATAAAACTTTTTGTTTATCTGCTGAAGCTGAATTGCTTTGACCAGATGCATGAGTAATCATTAGCATTTTTTCTTCAGGTAAAAAACTTATAATAGCATTATCATTGTAATAATTAGTTTTCCAGTCTTTAAGGCGAGGTTCACCTTTTTGATCAAGCAATAATTCTTTAACATTTTTTCCGTTAGTAAGATAAATTCCATTCTTATTGAACCATGCAATAAAACCTTCTCCCTTTATAGCGTGATGTTTATTTTCTATACCTCTAAACTCTAAAGTACGTTCTAAGTATTCTATATCTCTCGTAACGTTTATAACGTAAAGCGTTTTCTTTTTAAATTCATACAATCTTCCATTTAAAGACTCTAACTTAATAATATCTTCACCGTCATTTACCTCTACATCAATGCGATTGTCATATGTAAAATAGTCAAATTGATTTACTACTGACTTAAATACTGTATCATTAGAGTGTTTAATAGCACCAGTAATAGGGTCTTTATATGCTACGTTTCCAATAAATAGTCTTCTATTCAATAATGTAGATGTTTTATAATACGTTTTTTCTTGACCAAAAATATTTTCATCACGTTCAATAGCAACTTCTGAAACTGGAGGTTTTTTAAAATAAGAATCTTTTCCAAGCCAGATTCCACCCGATAAATTTGTATCAAGATTATAACTGTCAGTAGCTCCAACCATTGAATTAGGCCAAAAATAAATATTATTATTTCCAATCAAGTTATTATGCCCAAATGAATCCCAATTATCTGAATTGCTAAATCGAATACCATTTCTATAGTCTATTTCAAATAATAAATACTTAGGAACTGTATCTAATGCAATTCCTTGCTCTATACTGCTTGCTTCAGCAATAGACTCTCTATAAAATACTTTAATTCCTTTCACTCTATCATTGTTAGATATTCTACCCCATATCTGTAAGAATAGTTTTTTATCTGCAGCTGCACTTTCCATTTCTCCTATATATTCTAATTTAGACTCTTGGTTATCTAAATAAGTTAATTGTTGATATAGATATAGCTTCGTATCAGTAGTATCAAACCACTTACCAGTACCTGAATTTGCAGTTGTATCTCCTGGATACATATAGAAATTTATTTTACCATAATTATCACTAGAATCAGGAATATTAGCTACAGGTAAACGTAATATTTTTCCTGTACTTGTATTATAGTTGAGATAGTTAATAGTTGCATTTGCTGCTAAAGTTGAATCTATTGCTGGAGAAACAGATAGTGTTGAAGTGTTGCTAGATTCGTCTATTGCACTTATTGTAAATGTTTTTACTGTACTATCTGTGTCTGTTATTTGAATTGTAGAACCTATTGAAAAATATCGTGACAAATCCGATGAAGAATATCCACCAACAGAACTAGTAACTACAATATTAGTACCAGAATTGACCTGAGTAACTACATGGAAAGTAGAGTCGTCAATTAATGTTAATGAAGTTCCTCCAATTTTAGGCAATGTAGCTATACCTGAAGGTCTAGGTATATACTCAAAAGCGTCTAGGCGAGAATATAAGTAAGAATTTTGAGTTTTCCATCCTGATATACTTTTAATTAAGGCTCCAGCATAATTATTTCCTAAATTTTTTATCTCATTTATATATCCAAACCATTTAGGTCTCTCTGATGCCCCATCTTTTAATATACTTGTACCTTGAGGAATTGAGCTTAGTGGATTTGTGCTTAAATAACCTCGAACAACTGTTAAAGAGTTATTAAAAATATTCATACTATCTATGTACATTTTTTCAGTGTTTCCACTTACTGTCACAGATATAACTTCTCCAGTACTAAATGACATTAGTACAAAACCATTTACAATTATAGTGCTTGTTGTTGTGTCACTTATAGCCGTTACAACATCAACCCCAGAATCTATAAAAGAATCTTGAGGGTCAGTTGGCGTAACTCTTACTACTCCATCCACCATATTTACTTCTAATTCTTGTGCGGTTGTTCCATAATCAATAGTAGCATCTTGATTGGTAGCAGCTAAATCATAAACAGACAGCCGTGTATTTGCTCTATCATTAATTAATAATAGCTCTCTATTAGATAAAGAACCGTCAAGAACACGTCTATCAGTATTCATATGCCAAAGATCAGTTCCTTGCTGTATATCGGTAGAACTAGTTAAAGGTGTTATACCGTGTTCATATCCAGCACCCATTACGCCTAGCTTACCAGGAATATCAATAGCAAAAGTATCCAAAGATTGAAATTCAATATCCGAAATATCTCTCGAATTTGTCTTGTCGTTCAATCCTCCACTATAACTACTTAGATTTAGTATTGCTTTTGCCACCAGACTTCCCTTTTGTTTTTTTAGTCTTTGTATTTTTTAATCTTCTAATGTCATTATCATCGACATCTTCTTTCCATTTTCCACCAATGCTAGTACTATAAACTGTTCCCATCTATTATTTCCCCCCAAACACTAGTTTTACCGTCTATTATTTCTACGGTTTCTACTTTAAATTCTCCGTTGTCATACCAATCAACAATAGCAAATGCGTGACCCCAGTTATGTAATCTTCCTTTTAGCCACTTATTGCTTTCATGGGACATATCTTTCAAGCATCCCATAGACCAAGCTCCAATATTACTATTAAGCTTTGTCATAGTATGTCTTTGAATGTCATGTACGTGTCCATACATTACATTCTCTCCATATGTCTCTAAATGCTTTTTTGCATGATACGTAGTTGCAAACGCACCATGAAAGAATACCAACTTACCTACTTGGATTGGTAAGTTGTATTCTGTGTATTCGTACCCTCTCTCTTTGATTTTACATGCTTTAAAAAAATTATAATCACTGAGATAAGGATACTTATTAGCAAAATTATCCAACCAGAGATCGTGGTTACCTTGGAGTAAATACTTTTCTTTACATCCGATTTCTTCCAAAATTTCATCCCACTCATCTAATCCTTCATTTACTAATCTTATATCTTCGTCTACTATAGGAAGTTGAAACTCTAAAGGTGGTAACTTCTTATCTTTATACCTCCAAGCCGATACAGACTCCCACTCTCCGACATCACCTAAGTTTACAAAAACTGTAGGTTTTATCTTTAGTATTGCCTTCTTAACACATTCAACAGCAGCTCTATCTTCTAAGGGATAATGCTGGTCTGGTATTACTACTCCACGTTTTTTAAGTTTCAAAGAAACCTCCTATTATTGATTAACTATGCTAATGCTTTTTTAATCTCTGCAAAAAGCTTATCATCTAATTTATTTGAAGACTTAGTAACTAAGTGCTCTCCTAAATGTAATACAATAGCTTTTAGTAACTTTTCAGTTCCTAGTTTTGCAAGTAATTTACCTAATATCGGTCCCATTGTTACTCCTTTGTTGGTTCACATGATTCTTCGCACGCTTCTAGGCCTTTCATATATCCTTGATGCTCAATAATCATTTGTTTTATTTCGGCTAATCTTCCATTAGCACTTTCAAGCTCTTTAACAAGTTCGTTATGTTGTTCTACCATAGAGTTCATTTTTTCCATAGCTTCTTGTTTTAAGTCTACTTTCTTTTCTTTTGCCATTTTACTGGTCTCCTGTTTTGTTATTAAGTTCCCTGTCCCCTACTTCTCTTCTTGTAATATTTAGTACTACATTTAGTTCCGTATTTTGTATTGTTGGACATTCCTTGACGTGTTTTCTTCTTCCCATTAGTGTGTTTAACATTTCCTGTTCCAAATACTTTACGCATGATGCCAAAGATACAACTTATCTAACTTCCTTCCTAATGCTTTCTAAAATATCTTCCTGATTAAATTTCATACTAATACCAGGTTCAAATCTTTTAACCTCTTCACCATTTCTCAATACTATTATAGTAGGCACTACACTAATTTCCCATTCTTTAACAATAACAGCACCGATATTTTTATTTTCAATATCTATTTCTGCTATATAACATAGTTTACTTAGTTCTTGGATATCTACTCTATTTCCATAATTCCAAGATGCATTGACCTGAACTACTGCACAGTTTTGCACATTTAACAACTGCACATCTTGAAAACTATCCAAAGAGATAGATTGAGAGTATAGCGAGGATGTAAATAATCCAAGCCCCAATACTAACGATTTTATATATTTTACCATTTCTCACCTTATTTGTTGTTCATGTTTAGTAGAGTTTGATTAATGCTTTTGGTATCTTCTTTAATATCATCTACCTTTTCTTCAA